CGGCGTGAGGCCAAGTTCAACGGCGAACCGGCGGGCATCGCTCCAAAAGTCTTTCGCAATCCTCAAAACAGGATGCGGACGCGTGACGCCGGTCTTGGTCGTGTAGGTCAACGACGGCAGCGCCTTGGCCTCGGCGTCGGCCTGGCGGGCCATCGCCACGCACATTGAGTAGAATTCGAGCGTCGGCAGGTCCCCACGAGTCAGCGAACGTCGCTCTACCAAAATCGCAGCGGCGCGGCGCCACTCCTCCGCAGTCGACGGGCTCAATCCATTCGGCGGTTCGGGCGCGACACGCAATGCGGTTCTGCCGGCCGGAATGACTCGTCTGCGACCAACGCTCATCTTACGTCCTCAACTCTGCCACTCTGCGGCAATTTCCAAGCCTTCACGACGGCCAAGCTCACGAATGCCCTTGATGTTGTAGGTCAGGCCTTCGCACATCAGCTTGTCCGTTTCGACCAATTCGGCCATGTAGCGGGTCCGAAACGTGACGATGCGTTGGGAATAGAACTGACTCGCCGCGAACTTCTCATCTTCGCTCTTGTGAATCTTCGCTGCCCAAACGGTGCGAAGTTCCTGCAGTTCGTAGATGGGTTCATTCAACTCGGTGACGCCTATCTGGACGTTGCGCAGCACCGTGACACGGCGATCTAACTGACCTGCCCTCATGCGTCCGTCCCCGTCCAATTGAAGCGATAATCGGAGATTCGGCGGAACACCTTACGATCATCACTGACATCGCAATAATCTGAGCCCGCCTTTTCCGACGTTACGGTCAAAGAAAAGGGATGATCACCATTCCAGGTGAATGTCTCATTGCGGAGGTCGCCGAGCGCGGCGTTGACCAGCTCGCCAAGTCGATCCACTTCGGTGGCAGACTCGGCAATGCTGGTAACTTCGACTCGCGAAATCCGCCAATGACCGGCGCCTTCCAAGATGTATTGGTCCGAGTCACTCAAGAGCCGCGCCACGATGTACGGCCGCTCCGCATCCTGCGGTGCCTCGACAGCGTAGACACGGCCGTCAACAGCATCGAAAACCGCTGGCGTCTTGATCAGCGCCGCGACTGCGATTCTTTGTCCACTCACTTTGGATTCCTCGATCGGAGCTTGGCGGCCTGCTGTTCGATTGCCGGACCAATGACCTTGCCGAAGATCTCAACGGCCTGTTGTCGACAACTCTCATAGGCGCGGGTCATGAAACGCGAGCCCGGCATTCCCTTGTCCCGTCCGCTCGGCGCCCTGCCCCATTCAACGATGTGAGCGTAAAATGCCTTCGCCTTCCGGTCGGGACCAAGGAAATATCGAGGCGCGGTCTTCGGCGATCTCTTGTCTAAGATGATTGCCAGCGCGTCACGTAGCTTGCCCGTGCGCTCCGGCACGTTCTCGCGAGCTGCCGCCAACATCGGTTCGAGGCTGCGGCGACACGCCGAGCGGGCGGGACCCGTGACAAGGCGCGCAAGTTCTCTGAATGCCCGCTTCGACTCGTTGACGCCACGGACGCGCGACGCCATCAGACAAAGACCCGATACGGTGCCAAGAGCGCCTTCGCGCCGTAGGGAATTTCGGACAGCGTGTCGCCGGCCGCCTCGCGGTACGCGTACCAATGCGCGACGATTTGAAGGATGGCTTGGCGGATCGGGGAAGGAACATCATCAGCCGTGTTGTGGCCGGTGATGAACGTTGCGGTGACGGCCTCGCGAACGCCTTGCGTGGTCGGCCACGACGTGCCGGGGACGGGCGCAATCTCCGTTCTCCACGTGCCGAGTCCAGATACGCGGTAGGCGGAACTCAAAAGCGTCGCCGTGTCGCCGTCATCGGTCAGGTACTGAATCGAGGTGACTGATTGGATCGGCGGCAACGTCAGTTCGATACAGCGCGGGAAGTAATCGAACTTCGCTTGCCACGTCTGCGTCAGGAGCGCGCGATGTAGCATTCCGCCGGCGCCGTCCAACAGATCAACCGCCGCCTCTGTGAACGACCGGATCAAATTGAGGTCGGCCGGCGCCAATACGGGCGACGCGTCAAGATCGGCCTCGACTCGAAGGTGATCGCATACAGACTGCAACATCGCCTCAGCGAGTGAGGCCGGCGCGACAGTGCGAATTAAAGTCATCGGTGCCTCGAAAGAAAATGGGTGGGCACGCTCTGCCCACCCATCGTGGTTAGAGCCGATCAGCGTCAGTCATTCAGAGACGGCGAAGCGTCGAGATCGAAGTAGCCGTGAACAAACGACTCCGGCCGGTAGACCGCCAGAGCAAGCCGCTCATCGGCCTTGATGGCGCAAAGACCCTTGACGAAGAAGTCGGAATGCTCGGTGCTCACTTCGATCGCCGCGTCTTCGCGGTCGAACACCTGCGCCCCCATCGTTGCGCCGACGAGGAATTCGCCGCTGGTCATCGCGTTGGTTTCCACCACAGCAAGGCGCCACAGACGCATGTCAGCGCCGTTGGTCGGGACAGGAACCATGATGTAGCGGCCCGTAGAATCCCGAACCATCTCGATCGAACACCAGTCGATCGGATTCAGAACCACGAAGCTCGGCGCGTACTCCGCGACACGGCATTGCAGGATTGAGCGCCTGATCGTGTCGATAAAGGAATCTGAGCTCCCGCTATAAACTGACTGCTTGAACGTGGCGGCCTGCGGAACCAATCCATGCAGATTCTGCCCGCTACCGTTACCTTTGAGGAGCTGCGTTTCCTCGACGAGCTTGAGCCCGTATGTCGCGCGGCCATCGATGTACGACATCAAAGCCGGGACATCGGACAAGACCTGACGCGAGGCTGCGAACCAATGCCCGACGGTGCGGACCGGCGTGGTCACCAGATCAAGCGTCAAATCAGACTGCGCACGCTCCGCGCCCTCCGCGACCGGAGCCGCAGAGTTGTTGAATCCGACTTCCTTGACGTACTCGATGCTGTTCGAGGACGTGCGACCGGGAAGAATCAAATCACGAATAGTGAAGGCGCGAGTTGCCGGCGTCAGAATACCCGGAAGACGATGAGGAACGATAGCGGCGCCAGCACCGCCAGACACCGCGGGGGAATCCTCAAGGCCGTTGGGATCGGACGTAATGGTGCCGACGGTCTTGACGTTCATGCGGGCGATACCGCGCCCCTTGGAAGCGAGTGCCTTGAAGTCGTCGGACTCCACGAACTGAGCGCCAAGGGATTTCACGGCCGGACCGGCCGGACCGCGACGGGCAAGTTTTTGCTCCACGGCAAGCATGCGCTCCTGAAGGGCCGAACCCTCCCCAGCGATCTTTTCGAGCGCTGCTTTTGTCTCGGCAGCGATCTTGCCCGTATCTTTGATCTCGGCGGTAGCCTTGGTGGCGAACGCCTGGATTTCGGCGTCGCGCTTGGTGAGTGCCGCCATCACGGCCGCAAGTTCGCTATGATCGTCGGCGCGCGAAGTGTCCTTGCGCCCGAATTCACGGGCGGCATACTGCATCGTCATGTCATTCTCTTTTCAAATTGGGGGAAGTGAGAAGCCCCGCAGCGCGGTCAAAAGCTCGCTGGTGGCTGTTTGATTCGCCGATGCTCCAGACTCACTCCGGAGTAGGTGCGACAAGCCGCGATTGGCGACGACAGCGGCTTGCGATTTTGAAAAGCCGGACTCTCTCAACAGCTTTTCGAATTCAGGTAAGGTGGGGAGCCCGCCATGGGCCAATTTGAATTTCACCGCGTCGATCCGCGCCTCTTCGTTGCACGGGAACATACAGATCGACACCTCCTCAAGATCGAGGCGGGTCAATGTCCTGACGCTGGTTTTCTCGTCATAAGACGAACTGATAACGGAGTAACCGATACTAAGCCCATCGACGACGCCATTCTTCAATAGCGCGTGGACCTCGCGGGCCTTCGGCACATCTTCCGTGAGGAGTCGACCCTCGACATAGAGGCCCTTATCGCGATCCTCAACGTGGTCGTAGACGCCGAGCGGCTGATCGACTCTGTGACTCCACAGTATCGGCAGTTTGCGGCCCTTCGCCTTGCGGGCGGCCAAGGATTCGGTAAAGGCGCCGGCCGCGACAATCTCGTTGTCATGGTCGACATTGCCGTAGACCGAGGCCCATCCGGAGAACAGTCCATCGTCGGCAACGGACTTGATGGACAGGTCGAAGTCGCGAACCTTGATGGTCATGCCGGCTCCTGGATTCCTAGTGCATTGCGCATCGCGGCGCGCGGATCGCTGGCGCCAAGCTGATCAAGCGGGGCCAAATTGGTTTGCGCGGTCAACTGATCGCCGCCATCAACGGAAGGAAGATTGAGCTTGGCGCGGCCCTCGTTGCGGGTCATCAAGCCGTTTTGAACCGCAGAGCTCAGGAACGCGATCTTGGCCGCGCTATCGGTCCGCAACAGCGCTTCCCGATTGAACTCCACATAGATGCGCCGACGATCGGCCGCGCCGAGCAACTGAAACGTCACCCGCTTCTCGATCCTGCTAAAGAGCGGATCAAGGCCGGTGGCGAGCCATTGGAGAAACAGCGACTCGATTCCGGTGCCCCATGCCGTGACGCCGTTCGCGGCGTGGCCGACGACCACGGGGGGCGTTCCGAACCAACGGCAAATTTCCTCAACGTTGAACTGGCGCGTGGCCAGCATCTGCGTCGTTTCGGGGTCGAACGACAACCGCTCATAGTTAAGGCCCGGAGGCACCAACAGCGTTTTGCCGGCGTTGTCGCTGCCTTGAAATTCCTTGAGGATGCCGCGAAGTTGTTCGCGGTGCTCCTTCGTAATCTCCATGTCCTTTTCGGGGATAAGTAATCCTGAGGCCATTAGGCCACTGGCCATCATCTTCGCGGCCATCTCATCCGCCGCAATGGCCGATCCGAAGGTTTGAACGCCGAACGTGACCGGGCTCAGTCCACAGTCGCCACCGAAGCCAAACCCGCGGATGTGCAACATGCGATCGGGTGTCAGGTCGACGGGCTGTCCTCTGTCTGTGAAGCGGTAATGAAGATCACCGTTAAGATCCCGCGTCACGTTGACTTGATCGGCCGGAATGAGATTCAGCGCAACGACCCGCTCGCCCTCGCGCACGATCTCTGCATAGGCATTGCCGCGCACCAGGAGCCAAGCCGCCATGGCGCCCCAGAACTCGCCGGCCGTCCTCTCGCCATCGGGTGACCGGGAAATGATATCCGCTAATGGATGATCGACTCTGTTCTTGGTGTCGTAATCATGCAGGTGAAACGGCGTGGCGCCGACGGTCTCGCTATTGACCCGGACACAGGCCCAAGCCGTAGCGAGTCCGATCATGGATCGATCGGTCACGGCCTTGCCCGCCGCACTCGATCCGCCGGAAATGTAGGACCACGCCGCGGTGTCGGTGAGGCCAAACCTACGGCCGAACCATGTTCGAAGACTCATTCAGATCACCATGACTGGATCGTCCAGGTACGCGGCGATGTTGGGGGGCGGCTTCGGCGGGACGTATCCGCGCGCCGTGCCGAGCGCCATCATCAGGGCAATGGCGCCATCAACGCGCACCGGCCCGCGCCGATTGGACTTCGGTTTGTCGATCATCTGGTTTCCGGCTTTGTCAGGCGTTACGATCGCGTTGACGATGCTCGCCGTGAGGACGGGATGCGCGCCGCCCCGGATGCGGCCGGTGAGTGCAAGCCCGGTAAAGAACTCAATGGCCGTGGCCATCGGCTTCGAATGCCCTTGGCCAAATTCGACCAGGGGCAAATCAAGATTGATGTTGCCCAGCTCTTGCTTGACGAGATCGATACGCCAACGGTCATAGGCGATCTGCATGATCTGAAATTCATCGGCGAGCCGCGCAATCTCGCCCGCAACGTGGCTGAATTGGACGACCGGGCCGGATATTCCGGTGAGATGACCCGCCTTGATCCACTCCCTGAACCGCTCGCGTTCGGCTGGTTGTCTCGCTTCAAGCTGTCCTAGCGGGGTCCAGAAGTGCGCCAGGACGTCATAGGTCGGCTGCAAATCGTCGGTCGGGAACGCCAGCACCAACGAACAGAGATCGTGTTTCAAGCTCAGATCGAGCCCGCCGAAACAGCGCCTACCGCGCAACGCGGCGCGGTCAACGGGGGCGCCGCAGTCCTTCCACACCGACGCTGTCACAAGTCGCGCCTCAGGATCGGCCGGAACACGCTGGTTCAACCGCAGCCGCCGATACGAACTTTCCAGAGACGGGATGCGGCGTGCCCGATCGCGTGATCTCTGGATAGCCTTGAGATCAAGGAATTTGCCGTACGCCGGGTTGCAGGCTTTGATTGTCTCGTCGTCGAACGGATCGGCATCGGGCGGTGCCGCATGTAGCTGCAGGTACACTGACGGGTCAGCGCCGGTCAGGGCGTCGTCAATGAGCCGGCTTAACGGATGATCGTCGGACTCGGCTTGCGTCGACAAGACAATGCCGAGCGTTTCGGCACGCTTGCCTTCACTCTCCATGAGAACCGAAATCAACGCGCCGTCCGGCGCTTCTCCTAGTTCGTCATAAGCCCAAAAGCTCGGCGCCAATCCCTGCGATCGTCGCGCGTCGGCGGACAGTGCTTCGAACGTCGAGTCGAATCCGTCGCCCTCCAAGACGACCATCTTCTTGTTGAAATCCACGATATTGACGCGGCGCGCGAACTCTGGAACGCGCAACACAATGGCCCGCATCTCGTCATAGATGATACCGGCCTTTCCTCTATCGATAGAAGCCGAGTAGACCGCGCCGCGTTCATCGGCCTCGCTTCCGAGCAGATGGCACAACGACAGATAGCTTACGAGCGAGCTCTTGCCGTTCCCCTTGGGCTCTGACGTGATGGCCAGCGACACCTTGCGCTTACCGGTCTTGTCAGTGGCGTAGACCTGTTCGATGAATTCACGTTGGCTCGGCAAAAGCTTCACGCGCTTGCCGCGTTTGATTCCTTTTGTAACCGGCAGCCATTCGACGAACTTGATTACGCGCTGGGCACGAGTGAGTCCCTTAGCCTTCCACGGAAAGCGGCGATCCCGCTTCGGTGCCTCCTCAATGGTGCGACGCCGGCGACCGGCGCCGGGTCCGCGCAATCCCATGAGCGTTCTTTTCTTATCGTTAGTGTGTGCGGCGGGCCGGCCATGGCCCGCCGCCGCGCCGTCCCATCCCGGGAATCGGCCAGACCCTTGGCGCGCAGGAAACGCGCTGTGTCCGCGGCTCGCGGTGTCCTTGTCCCCGAAGTCTCGTGGGGGCGCGGGGAGAACACCTTTCTGCTGTTCGACGGGCCGCCCCCGCCGGCAATGAACGCGCCCCTTGTCTGATTATTCTCCGCAGCGACTTGCTACGGTCTTGAGCCTCTTCTCAGCGATGGCAATTTCGGCGCGGTCCGGCGGGCCGTCGTCGTCGCGCTCAGGCCACCACTCACAACACCATCTGGAGCCGCGCCGGGTCGCCCATTCGACTTCAATGATTGCCTCATCGCCTAGAAATCGACGGCGGCGGGCGCCGGTCCTGTAACCTTTGACCGCGCCATCAACCATGGGAAACGTCCGCGTTTGGAAACTCAGGAGGCGGAACTAACTATGTCTCGGGGACCATCCCGCGGTTTCCCCCGGCACAGGCTGGCGACTTTGAAGACGCCTACGTCTTATAGAACGGATGCCGTTTATCGACGGGCAGGCCATCGCTGCCGATCTCTGACCCGTAACCGCGGGATTCTTCCTTGGCCTTGTCGCTGTCGTGGCATCTCTTGCAAAGGCTTTGGGTGTTATCGAAGGCGAAGAAAAGCGCAGCGATACGGTTGAAGTGGCGCTTGATGTGGTCGACGACGGTTGCACGCGTCTTGACGCCGGCCGCCGCACACATGCGGCACCATGGTTCAACAGCTAGCCGCCTCGCCCTGATCGCCTTCCATTCCGAGGTTGAGTACCAGCGGGGTCCGCGATGATCGGGGGCACGCGCCTTGTTCTGCGGCGCCGGCTTCACGCGGCAACGTCCACCGTCTTGGCTTCAAGTTCGGCCTTGAGCTTTTCGGCTTCACGCTGCGCCCACTGATCGAACGTCAACCAGAAGTACCGCAAGAAGATCGCATCGAGGACACGGCGAGCGGCCACGGCGGGCGGCATTACAGCCTCTACATCATCAAGAGAGATTGGCCACGGGCGACCGTCGCGCTTGCCGCCGTGCTCCAGGCATTTGGACAGGTAGTCGATATCCAGTGCGTCCAGCTTCGGATAGGCTTCCTGAACCGGGTATCCGCCAAGGGCGATGATGTCGGCCGACTTGTATAGGACTTCAACGCCCTCGCCGAGCTCCGGGAAGGCGACACCAAGATGCGGCTTGTCGGTCATTTCGAAACCTCACGAAATGGGAAATGGATTGATAGGCTCGCCGATGGGATCGTCCCATCGATGAATGATTCGGGTACTGATGCCTTCTTTGGTCATGGCGGTGTGTTGGACGAACCCGCCAACGCCGTACATCATGGTGCCATCGGCCAACGGCTCACCGGTGATTCTCTGCCATGCCAGGAGTCTGTCGATGTCGATTTCAAATTGACCGATATCGATCAGTTCGTCTTTTGACGGGATACCGACGAATTCGCGGTCAGCGTCAGAATGCGGATAGGGGTGACAGAACAGCGATGGCAGACCGTACACTTTCGGAGTGCTGCCAACGTCGTGATGACATATCAGAACGCCGTACGTTTCCCACCGTTCACGACTCTCAGACCATCCGCCGAAATAGACTTGGCTGTTGACCTCGCGTGCGCCGTCGATTCGATGGTCGAATGCATATTGATGAGCGTCGCGCACATCGCGGCCGATGCGATCGACCACACAATCGAAACTCGTCCAACTGGAAGACGACACGCAGAGAAGAGAGAACAGCACGTGAATGCTGCCAAGCGCGGTCATGATACAGGGCACGTGAGGGAATGCATAAGCTATAGACTGGCGACCGATCAGGACATAGTTGTCTGTCGCATCGACAACAGCGCCATCGGTGAACATCTCGACACCATTTTCCGCACGGCGAATGATGGCTGAACTCATGTCAACACCTCGCCAAATCCACCGCCCTTGCCGATCAGAGGCGTATCGGCGAAAGCGTGGCCAATCGATCCGCCGTCCGCGAACCGCGGTATCAGAGATGACAGTTTATCTCTGTTGATCAGATCAAGTAGCCCGCCGTACTTTGCGGCGCTTGACGCGCGTACGATGTACTCACCAGGACTGACGCGGGCGAGGATGTTATCTGATGTTCCTGACCCGGGACCGGAGATCGCGCCACCACCGGCAAAGCCGACGATGCCGCCCTTGGCAAAGCCGAACGCGCCTTTAAGACCGGTAATGACTGCGCCGAAGAGGCCACCGACTTGGCCATTCGTCTGCGCCGTACCAAATGGTCCCGAGCCCAAGAGCGCGGCTTGCAGCGCGGCGCGTGCGAACGACTTCGCCAAGCTGCCGAGAACATCATCAAGGTCCTTGCCCTCGATAATGAGATCATCAAGCGCAGAGAACGCCGAGTTGGCGAAGAATTGCTGTTGCTCAAGAACCTTTTTGTATGAGCCTTCTGCCCTTTCGAGCGCGACGGTGTTCTGTGCGTAGGCGGTAGACACCTTGTCGATTTCCGCACGGCGCTCGGCGGTGATCGGGATGCCCGCCCGTTCTGCGGCTTGCAGCAATTGAAGTTCAGCGCGGCTCTTGGCCTGTTCGTAGGTGCTGGCACCCACCGCCTTCGTCTCGCGTTCCAGTTCTGCGGTGCGCTCACGAAGGGATCGCGTCGCCTTCTGAAATTCGTCAAGCTTCCGCGCCTCATCGGAAATCGGAATCTTTGTGACCGGCAGGGATGGCTCTTTCGGCGCCTCAGGACCGCCGAGCGTCACGGCGTGGCCACGCGCTTGTAGCGCCGCCTCTTCCCGTTTCAACGCGTCAATGCGCCGTTCGATCAGCGCGACGGATTCTTGATCAACCTTCAGACCGGTTTCGCTCGCCTGCTTTCGTGCGACGGCAAGCGCGTCCTCCCATCGAACCATCTCTTTGGTGATTTCGACGATTCTTTCGCCGATCTTTTCCGCGGGGATTTCGCCGCCGGTCGCGCGATCAAGCAGGTTCATGAACTCCTGCATGCCGGCGACGATTTGAACGATCGCGCCCTTGACCTTCGAGCCGATCGTCCTCGACAGTTTGTCAAATTTGTCGTCGATTTCCTGCGCTTTGCGGATAAGTTGATCTTCGATGATGGCGCCAGACTTCTCGGCTTCGTCGGTCAGGCCGCGAATGCCGGCGCGGCCTTCCTTCAACAGGCCGACCAATTCCGGACCGGCAGCGCGGCCGAACGCCAACGTGGCAAGCCGCAACTGGTCTTGCGGATTCGCGGCCCCCTTCACCAGGTCCGCGTACGCCGCGAACAAATCGCTCACAGACCGGAGTCGTCCGTCGGATTCGCGAAGCGCAACATTGTTGAGCTGCAGAACCTTCAGCAGCTCGCCGGTGCCAGTGCCGGCCTCTGCGATGTTCTGTGAGAATTTCTTAAGGCCGGTATCGACAGCCTCTGCACTGCCGCCGGCCTGTTCGCTAGCGAAGCGCAAGGCTTGCAGAGCGGATGTGGTTACGCCGATCGCGTCGGCGGTGTCGCCGATCTTCGCAAGGTCGCCCGCAACGTCCTTGAGCTTTGATAAGAGTTCAGTCGCCGCGAAGCTTCCAAGGCCGACACCGAGCGCGCGACCGAAGATCGCGCCGAACTTCGTAGCGCCGGCACCGAGCGCGCCGAGGCGGGAGTCGATCTTAGCAAGACGAGAATCGACCGCCGCGCCAAAGGCACCGATCCTCTTTTCACCTTCCTTGAAGGACGCCAGGAGGTTGCGGAGGTCGCCTTGTAATTCTACCCGGACTTCCCCAACCGCTTCGGCCATGTCGTTTCCTCAATTTTCTTATTGGCAACAAAAAACCGGCCCTGGATTTCTCCTGGCCGGTTCCGGGCGCCAAACGCCACCATGCCCAATGTCTAGCACGGAATGCTGCAATTGCAAGAACAAAATGCGAACAACTAATTTATGCAGCAATCACAGCACGTTACATCGTCGACTTTTTGCCATAGGGCCGAGCCGCAGAACGCGGAATGGATCAAAAACGCATCCCGAGTGGTTCGGTGCGGCCATGGCAGTGCCCGGCCGCGAGCGCACTTCCATTCGAATTGGCGCTTCCTTACGAGGCCGCCGCTTGAGGCCGCTCGCTACGCTCGCGGGCGCCCTGTCCTCTCTGACCACCACCACCGTCACGGCGCGTTGAGACGTGGACTTGAGATCATGGAGGAAGGAACGGCGCGGCACCGTCACGTCGTCCCCTCGCCATCTTGCGTGCGGCGGGTCTCGTTCGCGATAGCGGTTGCCTTCGCATACAGGAGGGTCGACGAAGCCGATCCCATCAACGAGAATCTTTCTGGCGCGGCGTTGCGGTTGTTGTTCTTCCTATTCTGTACCCCCCTCGTCGGGGTATCGATCGCACCGATGTCGGGGTGATCGTTTACCCCGGCGTCGGGGTGATGCTGATCGGCAACAGCAGCCCCCGGATAGATGCGACGCTGTACTTGCTGGCCATTCCAGACATGGACTCTGACGATCGCGCCAGCGGTTTCCATGAGGGCCAAGGTGTCCTGCACCTTGTTTTCAGCGATATCGGTCTCGCGTCCCAGGAAATGGTTGTTCGGATAGGCGAAGCCTTCATCGGTGAACAACCACTCCAAAGCCCACGCCAAACGGATGACGCGCGCCTGCTCTTTGAAGGTCCGGCCGATACCGCGGCGCCACCACCGGAGCTGTTCAGCCTTCTCTTTCTTGCTCGCCCACGTCAATGCACCGTCCGGGACGCGGCCGGCCTGGGTAACGATACGCTTGGCCTTCGGGCGCTTGGCCTTCGGCTTCTTTTCAATTGATTCGAAATTCATGCCGTTTCCCCGGACTCCATCAGATGACGGGCCAGCTCGCACTTGATTTGCGTTTCCAACGCTTCGACTTCGCGCATGACCTGATCGGGCGCGACTCCGTAGCGGGTTAACGTCGCCTGCTGAATAGCCAACTGCCGTTCAAGATGTTCCGCCGCCTTGCTCGGCTTCAACGTTGCCATGTACCGCGCCTGTTTCCGCGAGAGGTCGCGCCTCCGCACGAGCGGGAACGGCAACACCTGCGGCTTGGGCGGCTGCCACGCGAACAGCGGCAGTTCACCGGACGCGGTCGCGTCGGATTTCTTCAT